ACCGTCATCTTCGTAGTCTTCTTCTTCGTCGCCTTCGAGCTCATACGCATAGTAGAACTCTTTGGCGTCTTTCTCAGAAAGCCAAGAAAGAAGATTCTCTGCCAACTGTTTGGGCTCGAGAAGACCGTCGTCCATCATGGACAGAATGCGTGTGGTATATTCGCGGGTCATGTTACTTCACCTTGTGAATGGCGTATGTTACCTTGGCGAGAGCGCGGCCGCGATCTGTGAACAGAATACCGCGCTGCCAGAGCCAATGCTCCACGTCCTGCAATGTAAGTTCGGGATTGTCCTCGAACTCGATTGGCGTCATGTACGCAATGGCTTCAGCTTCCGACAGGCGCGGATTGTTCTTGCGAATCGACGCCAGCTCTTGCTCGAACTGTTCGAGCGCCAGGCGCGTTTCTTGTTCTTCATCAGCAATGCTACGATCAAGCGCAACGAGAAGATCATCCCATTCCGCCTGCTTCTCGTCGTCGGTAGCCTCATTCCAACACTGCCACCAGAATGAACTAGGACGGCAGCCGTAGGCGTCCTTGTGTAGATCGGAAACGATTTGGGCATCGAACGTATAAGCCATGAGATTTCCTTTCATCATATGTTCATTGTAGCTCGTTGGCGCGCAATTGTCAAGCCCCCTCCTGATTCATCTGTTCAATTGCATACTTGATTACTTTGATCGCAGCAAAAGCATCATCATGGTTAGCGTAGGTCTCATCGATGCAGTATTCTGCAGTGATCTTGATAACCTGTTCCGTGATCAATACCTCACGATCACGCTCAGTTTTAGCATCGTTCCACTTGCGCCAGAGAATCATGTCGTTCTGAATACGACGGAATGCCTTTTCGCGGATCACGTTCACGTTCAATTCAGCAGTCATCTCATTCCCCTTAGGCGTTGTTGAGGATCTCGGCAGCCAGATCTTGGTCGTCGAGCAGATCGGTGAGGTCATCGAGAAGACCGTCGAATGAGAAGTATCCATTGCCGCAGTGGCGCTCTTCAGCGATCTGCTTCAAACGAAACGAGAGTTTCGAAGTGAAGTCGCGATGGGCCAGTGTAGCATCCAGCAGGCGCTGATACATTTCGTAGGCATAGTCGATATTCATTTCGTTACCTCTCATCATATTACCATTCTAACTGGCAGATCGTTGATTGTCAAGCCCCTCAATGAGCGCCCGTCCATGAGACACGACGCTCAAACTTGCCGGTCAGCACATTGCCGCGAGCGAAGTTCTTCGCAGGCGCACGCCAGCTAGCCGCCTTGAGAATGTCGCCTCGCTTGAACTTGCCATCGTCGTCCAGCATAATGAAAGAATGAACGCCAGTCTGCGGACCGGTGATCACCTTGATGAACTTACGATGGATCTCATATCGAATCGAGGCGTCGAACTCTCGGATCATTTCAGCGCGAGTGGGAGACATCGGGCTATATCCAGCATAGTCAGCCTTGATGGCTTGAATGTAACGCTGGATACCAGCTTCGAGATCAAATGCGATTTTCATGCCATTTCCTTTCATCATATTATCATTCTAGCCGATTAGTGGCTGATTGTCAAGGGCCCTCTTAGCGAGCCTTGGCGTAGCCTTGAGCAATAAGGTTATTGGCTTTAGCGCCACGATAGCCAACGCCACCGCACCGACCGAAGGTCTTGGGCTTGAGCATACGGGTAGGGCAAACGGTTATAGTTAAGCCCGAGTCAAGAAACGCTTGAACGTAAGCATTAAGCTCGGCGCGCTTATCGGCTTTGGCTTGAGCATTAGTAACGGTGGTGTACATTTTAGCTCCTTTCAACTGTTTTTATTGTATAACAGAATAGGCAGGTTGTCAAATGAAAAAACCCTCCGTAAAAACAGAGGGTTATAGCTAAGTCACTGATGTTATGGGGAAAACTTTTTTTGTAAAATCTTGGTTACGAACGTTAGGGATTCTTTAACGCAATGAAACCGGTAAAGGCATGATTTTGCCAAAAAGAGTCAATCGCGGTAAAGCCTGCTTCTAAACACATATCGACAAGTTCATTCCTGGTGCTGGGTTTAGTCATGTGGCGAAGTTGACGCTCTTTATCCATGATGTCTTCTGTCGTAAATGCCTTGCGCTTGAAATCGTAATAGGTAAATGTGCGGATCTCGTGTATCCTTACGCTCTCCGTCATAGTCTTCTCTGCGAAGACGAACGCACCCCCAGGATTTAAGCCACGGAAAACATTGTTCACAACTTTCCTGCGCTGGACGTGTGACATGAATTGCAGTGTAAAGATGCTGGTCACATAGGAACAATTAGAGAATCTAAACTGATCAACGTCGCCGCGAAAATAAGTTAGATTAGGGTAATTCTTTTCATCTTCATCATAAGACTTGAAAAATTCTTCTTCAATCTCAACACCATCATAGTATGCGTTGGGAGCGAATGTGTTCTGTGCAATCATGCTTTTAAGCATCTTGCCAGTAGAGCAACCGATATCGACAACGCTGGTGCCGTTCTCAACGAAATACTGTGAGATGTCAACCACGTCTTGCCATAGATCGTTGTATCCACGGATCGATGTGTCAATGTGATTATCAAAGCCTTCTTCGCGAGTAGCGAACGTAAACTTACCTGTCATGACAATTCCTTGTAGGGCTTCAAAATGTTTTCGTAAATGCAAGTAGAAAGAGCACACATCATCTTTGGTGCAACCATGCGACCAATACGTTCAGCCTGCTGATTGAACGAGCCAGTCAGCTCATAATCATCAGGTAGACTCATGATACGCTTCATTTCTTTGATTGTCAACTTTCTATTAGCTGCGTAGTGCATAACACCACTCGCGCTGAGTTGCTGTCCCATCTGTGTGAGCGTAGGAGATGGCTTATTAGGAGCTGGTCGTTTCATATTGAAGCAAGATGTCTTGCCATTGATTGGACCGGGCTTCAATACTTTGTGGGGATTAAACGGCATCGTTTCCACGAACTTCTTCTGGAAACTAGTTTCGCAGAAGTCCAGGAGCATTTGAACTTCTGCTGGATCATTATCGATCCCTTCAATTGCGCTGGCGATTGACACACCATCGCTTGTCGTAGGCATTGGAAATACTCGACTCGCGAGTTGATACTCCTCCAGCCCCAGAGCCGCGAACACATCGTTCCTGACTCCCACGAAGAATGTTCTCATACGACTCTGGGGCACCCCAAACTTCGAAGCATCCATGACTTGATACACCATCTTATAGCCTGGTGTAATGCGTTCGAAGCCTGTTACGAAATCTCTTAGTTTCTCAATAGCAGCTCGAGCGGTGATTCCCTCGACGTTTTCTGCTACAATGACTTTAGGTTGGATATCCTCTGCAATCCTTATATATTCCAGGAACAAGTCTTCAATGTTCTTTACAGTCTTGCCATCGGAATATTTTTTCTCTCTGTTCCAACCTTTCTTCCCTTTGCCAGAAGTAGAGAAAGCAGAGCACGGAGGAGATCCGTCAAGAATATCAAGTTCTCTTGGCGCAAGATTACCAATCTCGAGCAGATCTTTTCCTTTGATATTCTTGATATCTCCAAGGATTACCTTCGTATCAGGAAAGTTGCGCGAATAGGTAGCTACTGCTTCCTCAACGAACTCGTTGATCGCGACAACTTTCCCACCAGCAAGCCGATATCCAGTTGAAGAACCGCCGCCTCCAGCGAACGTAGATACGACAGTAAACAGTTCGCGCGCGGACGAGCTTCGCACGTCTTCAATAGTATATGGCTGATAGTTACTCACGCAGTCCTCATTTTTCTTTCAGCTTTGTTCTTGAAATTCTTAGCTTGTTCTAAATGATAGCGATTCGCTCTCTGCTGAAACGTGATGCCGTTGAGATGATCGTACTCGTGCTGAAATACGCGAGCAGTATATCCTTCATAGCGTGTAGTGCCAGCTTCTCCATCCCATCCGCGATATCGCACGCGAATGCCGCGCGATCTCTTGATCTTGATGAACAATCCTGGATAAGTAAGACAACCTTCTTCGTATGTAACCTTTTCCTCATCATAATCTAAGATGATCGGATTAAATACACCAATTATGCTCGCCGGATCGCTGAAATTGCCAATAACAAAAACGCGAGTCATGATTCCTAGCTGACAAGCAGAAAGACCGACACCTTTGTTGGCTATCATCGTATCGCGCAGAAGCTCGTACAACTCTTTGGCATTATAGTGAGTTCCGTCTTCTGTTGTATAGCCAGACTCAAAATCAAACTCTGGGCAGATCTGCGAGAGCCTTGGATCATTACCTTTTAGAAGTTCCATTAAACTATCCTACTAAAATTCTTCTGCTTTGTAAAGCGAATAACGTTGCTGAACTTATCGTGGAGCACGTCGCCTTTGTGCGAGATGACGAATATATTTGTTTGTTCCAAATTATGAATGAGCTTCAGAAACTCATCACAGCCATTTGCATCAAGCGACGCGTCGAATACTTCGTCTAGAATCAGAAGATTCGTATTGGCGCTGTTCTTCATGCGAGCGATTGAACGCCAGGTGAAAAGAAGCGCGAGATCGATACGCATCTTTTCGCCTTCGCTGAAAGAATCGTAAGTAAAGTCGTCGCGATGACGCGATAGGATCTTTTCTTCGAACGACTCGTTCAGCTCGAACTTCACGAAGAAGTCCATGGCGGCGAGGTATTTATTCACCAAAGTATTGATGACTGGTACATACTGTTTTATGATGCGAGACTTGATGCCGCTATCGCGAAGGATAACAGTAGCAAGATCGAACATTTCACGCTCTTCGAGAATAACATTCTTCTTTCCTAGAAGTGCAGTATAATCTTCACTCAGTTGTTTTATGACAGAATCGTTAAATGCTTCTGTCTTTTTCTCGGCGTCATTTATTTCTTTTGTCCAAAGAGAGATTTCTTTTTGATGGGTCTTGATGGAAGACTGTAGCTCCCGTAGAATGTTTTGCTTTGCGCTAATCTCACGTTGTATCCGCGAGATAGAATCCAACCGATTCTCCGCTTCGCGTAAGTTGTCTTGTAACGACGCGAGCGCGACATCAACATCTGTGATAATCTTTTCTTTTTCCTCAATCTTCTCGCACTTGATAGTCTCATCGATGTTCTGTGTGCATGTGGGACATTCATCGTTGTCATGATAGAACTTGATCGTCTTGCGTGCATTGGTCTTCTTCTTCTCAAGGTTAGATTCTAGATTTAGTATCTTTTGTATTCTTGCGCTCACCGCTTCTCTATCTTCGATTTGCGTAAGAAGATCATTGATTTCAGCTTCAACAGAAGCAGCTTCCGCTTCGTCACGCAAGATGGCTGAGTTAGCTGCTTCAATACGTTTACGATATTCATCGATCTTCTCGCTCTTCTCTTGCGCTAAGTCGTTGCGCAACTTCTCTTGTAGCTTTATGTTCTCGCTTGTGTTGGATATATCGTTTTCGTTGAGCTTATACGTTTCGCGATTAGTAGCAACGCGATCTTTGAGCAACAAAGCCATCGAGGAAAAGACGCGGATATCTAACAAATCCTCGATGACTTCGCGTCGCACATTGGTTGTAAGTTGCATGAACGGAACGAAGGAAGACGATCCCAGGATAACTATCTGGGTGAACGACTTCATGCTCAACTTAAGAATGTTCTTCTCAAGCATTTCCTGATAGTCGCGCATAGCTGCGTCTTGATCTATCAGCGATCCGTCTTCATAAATCTCAAACAGATTTGGCTTGATGCCGCGCTTGATTATGTACTGGTGATCGTGCGTGTTGAACTCGATCTCGACAAGAACATCGCGCCCGTTGACCGAATTGATAAGTTGGTCTTTCTTGATCTTACGGAATGGCTTGCCGTACAAACCAAAACACAATGCGTCGAGCATTGTAGATTTGCCAGCACCGTTCTCACCAACGATGAGTGTAGATTCATTCTCGTTTAGTTTGATTTCTGTGAATGCGTTGCCGGTCGAAAGAAAGTTCTTCCAACGGACTTTTTTGAAGTGAATAATGGTAATTACTCCATTTTATAAATAGGTGTGAGTCACGAGGCGGCAACCTCTACTCACTCTATGTCTGAATATACTACTACGTAGACACAGCAATGTCAAGAACTATTCTTCACAAACACCATATTATCCCAAAACATGCAGGCGGAACAGATGATCCGTCGAATCTTATTTATTTGACGGTCGAAGAACATGCGGAAGCTCATAGAAAGCTCTATGAGGAGCATGGTCGTTGGCAAGACGAACTTGCTTGGAAAGCCCTTTCTGGAGCAATAGGTAAAGAAGAAATCATCAAAGAACGTCAAAGAATGGCGCATATTGGAAAATCGAAATCTTCAGAATCCATTAGGAAAACGGTAGAAACTCGTAAACGCAATGGGTCATATACTCCCTCCAAAGAAACCATAGAAAAGCGCGCAGCAAAACTTCGCGGTGTAAGCAGAAAACCATTTTCGGATGAGTGGAAGCATAACATTTCCAAATCTAAGAAAGGTCTGTTCACTGGTAACAATCATCATATGTTTGGTAGATCACACTCGAAAGAAGCTATTGAAAAAAATAGATTGGCTCACCTTGGTCACACATATAACAGAGGCAGAGTATTTTCTAAAATTTCTTGCGAAAAATGCGGTTCACTCGTTGCAACGAATAGACTAAGTTTTCATCAATCTAGCATCAAATGTTATGAAGTTTCCATAGCTAAAGATTCTTGATACAGACTTCTCATAAGTTTATTGAGTTCGGAATTATCAACGCTAGTTTCTAAGCTATTGATGTAACGCTCAAGAATCGTGAGTGTATCTTCAGCTTCGTTCAATAGATCAGCTTCGTCGATGGCGTCCATGTTGCGATGATCTTCGACGATAGTCACTTCGATTGGACTGGCTTCGTAGAGCTTTGTGGTAAACAAATCAAACGTGAACGGATTATCTTTGTTAGATACGATGAGTTTTACGTATGCGCCAGAGTATTTACTGAAGTCGCGTTCTAGGATTTCTTCTGTCGTCTTATCCTTATCGTTGTACCACACCTTGCGAAACATCTTGTAAGGATTTTCTATAAACGCCAACTCACGAGTTTCAGTATCGAAGATATGGAATCCCTTAGGGTCATCGTAGTCGCTCCAAGTAAATTCAGCATGACTACCAAGATAATGGATATTCCCACTAGAGGAACGATGATGATAATGACCAGAGCATACCAAATCAAACCTATCAAAAATAGACCGGTCATCACCGTGACTGACAGGACTGCCTCGATACATTTCGAAGCCAGCAATTTCAAGATGTCCCATGCAGATCTGAGCATTGGTCTTCCTTATGAGATTCATCGCGTGTTCACGATTGTCTTCGCAAATCCACGGCATAAACAAAATCTTGACACCATCGAACTCGACTTCCGTCGCTTCTTCATACAGAATGAAGTCGTCTAGATACGCTTCTCTAATGGCGTTGACTGAATTCGTATTCTTGTAATAGGTGTCGTGGTTTCCGAGGGTGAGATGTGGCTTGATGCCTCTTGCGTGTAAAGGTGAAATAAAATCCTCACGCAGGCGTCGCGCTGTATAGATGTTAATGTATTTACGGCGATCAACAAGATCACCGAGATGGATAACAGTAGAGATGCTATTATCATCGATATACGGAAAGAAAACATTATCTAGAAACTTCTTGTTGTTGTCAAGGAACGCAATCTGATCGTTGCGCACACCCCAGTGGGTGTCAGTGATAATAGCAATTTTCATAATGTAATTCTATCACGCTACCTTAGAGTTGTCAATCTTTTTATTGCGCTTGATGTTCTTGCTCGCTTCGAAGTCAGCCATGAACTTTTCCATCTGCTCCTTCGACCACTCGCCATATTTGATATCTGTGTCGTGCGACTTATCGCCGTCCTGTGATTCAGAAGTCTCACCCATGATGTTGGCGTACTCGATAGCAGCATACTTGGTGTAGAGATGCTTCTTCTCTTTCTGAATTCGACGGATGAATGCAAAGTAAATGATCTGCGTGAAATACGCAAACGGATTCTGTGACTTGGCTGGATCGAAGTTGTTGATATACAGCAAACAGTTCTCGATGCCGTCAGAAATCATTTCTTCGCGGAACGTATAGTTTGCGAAGTTCGGACGATACGCCAAGTGAGTAGCGATCTTCATGATACACTCGCCAATATAGTGCGGGATACGAGGGTTTTGTTTACCTGTATCTTTAGCTTCATTGACAAGAGCTTTGTATTCTACCATCGCAGCATACAGATCTTTGTTGTTGACGTAGTGTGTCTTTTTCTTAGCAGTCATTAGTGTATCGTTCCTGAACTGTTATTCGCGTTATTGATGATAGCCTGTGATAGAGCCCGACTTACTAAACGACGAGCTTCTTCTTCGCGCATCTGTCTGACGCTTCTAGATTCTTTATTGATGGAGTTTAGATACTTTTCCGCAACTTCGTCATCTACTAACATATACGTCATAATGTGCGACTTGTCAAGTCTTATCTTCTCAGTCATCATGTTTTCAAATGGGATCCATCGCATGATGGCTGTAGTCACAACCATATTGGAAGGAGACTGCATGGCTTCTACTCTGTACGGTTGTGTTACATACAAGCAATCAGGCTCGTCGCCGATTAGCATACAGAGGAGATCTTCGCCATTATTCAGTTTCAGAAAATAAACTTCGCCTTCCTGTTGCATCATCACTCCTTAGCTTGATAGCGTGCAGTTCGTAAGGAAATCCTTCGCTGTTGTACATTTTAACACGTTCAATAAGATGATTGAGAGTATAGTTTTTCTTATTGCTATGTGACAGATTATCAGCGATATCAAATAGTGTGCAAGTATTCTTTACGTCTGAGATACGAAGTCCACGACCAATAGACTGGAGTGTTCTAATACGGCTCTTCGTTGGGCTTGCGAATATGACGTTGTGCAGGTTCCTGATATTTATACCCGTCGAAAACGTGCCGTAAGACGCGACTATTATAGCGTTAGTTTCTTTCTCTACGATACTGCGAATCTCTTCGCGTTCTTCACCGTCAACGCCGCCATGCACGAAAAATACTTTACGATTCTCAGCTTTGTTGTTTATGAGATCGTAGAGAACTTGTCCATGCTTCTCGACGTATGCGTAGAGTATCAGCGTATTACCTTTGAGCGATAGCGCAAGATTGCGAATGAATGTGTTGCGCGGCGGAAACGAGATTATATGCTCGACTTCTTCCTGATAGCTGCATCCAGCTAGTCGCTTGCATTCTTCGATAGGATGATTGAGAGTAAGAACTTTGACTTTGAGTTGTGCGAGCTTACCCGTATCAATAAGTTCCTTCGTGTCAATGATTTTATGCGTAGGACCAAACAATCCTGTTAGTACAAGCTCGTTGACTTGCGATCCATCTAGCGTACCAGTAAGACCAAAACGATATTTCGTGTTAGTCATATTAGTCATGATCTTTGTAAGCGACTGCGCTTTGAACAGATGCGCTTCGTCGCCTATGATTAGATCAAACGAATCAAAATACGATTTAGGAAGTTCATAAACCGATTGCCATGTTGAGATGGTAACAGATTTATTAGATGCTTTGTCTTGTCCACCAAATACAGTATGAACGTTAGTATCGACATCAAAACCGTAATCAGCAAAATCGGAACGCAGCTGATGAACAAGAGAAATAGTCGGAACAAGTATAAGACAACGACTAGCATAATAACGAACCAGTGAATAGATGATTAGTGACTTACCACTAGCAGTAGGAGAAATGAGAATACCGCGATGGTTCCTAATCGCCAAAGCAAGTGCGCGTATTTGATGCTCGTGAGCTTCGAAAGGTAAATTGAGTGATTGTGTGAACTCTTTTGCTTCTGCAAGGGAAAACTCCTCAGTCTCAATTAGCTCAGAATCTACTTCGATGGAGTAGTCGCGTTCTTCGCAGAACTGCTTGATCTCGTTAGCTAGTCCTGCATACGTTTGCATATTGCGTGAGTTAAGCAAACGAATCTTTCCATCCCACACGCGCGACTTATACTTTGGTGAGAACTTAGCTCCTGGCACTTCAAAAGTTAAATGTTCCGCGAGCTCGCGCGCGATACCCATATCGCCGTCAACACGAAGCCATGCTTCATTTACTTTTGTGAGCTTTAGGTCAGAATCCATTCGTGAACTTTCGCCACTCGATCGCGGACTTGATATCGTATCCGCGCTTATGAATGCACTTCATAATTTCTATGATGACTTCAACCTTTTCTTCAAGCAACGCTATCCGTTCATCCATCTTGATGAGATCGCGATCTGAATCTATGTAGCCCTGAACTTCGTTCTTCAGAACCTTATTGAGAAATGGCTCGCGCCCAATACGTTCGAGATCTTGCGGATTGTTAAGATTGCCAAGATAATAATCACGGAGCGTGCTATAATGAGCCTTCTTCTTAATCATGATCGCGCGCAATTGGCTGCGCGTCTCGCTCAGTAGGCGATTATATTTGGCGTGTAGTGAGGATATGTTAAGAGAGTCGGCGTCCAAGTTAAGATCGTCATACTTGGAGTCTTTTTCCCACATTTCATAAAGTTCTTCAAGGGTCATTTTATAATTCTACTACAGATTAAGCCAGTTGTCAAGAATAAAAATATCTTGACAAGCAAACAATTTGGCCGTATAATTTGAATGTGTTCAAGCGGTCAACTATTCTACGACGTAGCGGCGATATCTAAACGTAACTGTTGCTTCTAGATATTCGATCGTGGTTATAGTTGAATCGAACGTCAGCTCTGTCAATGACACGGGAAAACAATCGTAGAATCTAACTACTTTGTTGACGTTCTTATTGCTGGTTAGAATAGAAAGCGTCGCGTCGGAAACATACGTTGTAGATGCGCCAATAGGTTTAAATCCTACTTGTTCGCTTCTAATTTCTCGAGAAAGATCGCGCGTTTGAAGAAGATCTTCTGGATGACCTAATCCTTCGATCCAGTTAAAAATCTCAAGATAATTGGCTAAATTCTCATCTACCTTAAATCTGATATTGAGTGGATCAAAGTTGATTCTATCGCCTGGACGAGGAACGAATGCCATAGGAGTAGGCGAGTCGATTGCAGCAATCGTAACAGAAGGTAGCGTTACGGACTGACAAAAGTAATTTACATTAGGTAGTCTTTTTATAGCAAATCGAAAACCGTTTTGCCCTAAAAAGTTTATGTTTGTAGGTTGATTTTCGAGAGCTGTCATAGAACTATTTAGTCAATAAAAAAAGGGAGAGCCGAAGCTCTCCCAGTTTGCGGCTTGAGCCGTCTTTTTATTACATAAGGTTTGCAACCTGTACGAAGCGATAGTACACGTTGTAACCCTTGGTGTTTGGAGCACCAATGACGCCGTCGGCAGAAGAAGTTGCGAATGGATTTGCAACCATTCCGTAACGTGTCTTGAAGCCGATCTTTGGCTGGAACGTATCCTGACCAACGGCGCGAACCATCTGGAGAGGAACATATGGGCAGTAGAACAGACCGGCATCGAAAGCTGAAGAGCCCTTATAGCCAAGTGTGAAGTACTGCTTGCCTGATGTTGACGAGAAGTATGGGTCGATGTAGACCTTGATACGTCCGTTGAGAACACCAGTGAAGGTGTTGCCCGTGTCGTCAACATTGAGATTGTTAGCAAGAGCTGGAGTATAATCCAGAACGCCTGCCATCTGGAGAGCTGATGCAACGTCCGATCCGCAGATCAGAACGTTACCCTTGCCGCGGCGGGTTGCCTTAGCAATCTGGTTAGCTTCGCGCTCGATCTGGAACAGGAGGCCCTTGAACTTCTCAACCATCCAACGTCCGTTTGAGTCAACGTCAAGGTTGAACGTACCAGCAGTTGTGGTGTTCTCCTGAGCGCCAGCAGAAGCGGTGTAGTTGATTGTACGAACAACTTCTCTGTTGATCTCAGCAAGGATTTCAGCAGCGAGAATGTTAGAAAGCTCGGTCTCAGCGTCGAGGCCGTGGATAGCCTTGAGGTCCTGAGCGAGTTCCATCGTGTACTCAGCCTTCAGAGCACGCGATACGGCTGTAACAGCAACCTTCTCGATCGAGAAAGCCATTTCCTGGAAGCCGTTAGCAGAACCGTCGCCGAGAGCTTCAGCCTGCGCACGAGTCATACCAGTCGAAACGGTATACGAAGAAGTCGTAGCAGCTGATGCACGATCTGTAGGATCGTTAGACGACTGCGAACGACCTGTCGAAGAGTTACCAACAACGAGCTGAGAAGCAGTGTTGCCCTTAGCAGAACGCGAGAACGTGGTGTTAGCTTCGTTGAAGAGAGCTTCCGTTCCGCTCTGTGTGCTGTAACGTGAACGCATTGCGAAGATCAGGCCGGTTGGACCTGTCATTGGCTGAACGCCGCAG